GTACTGGTTACAAACTAGGCGCGCAGTTCCGCCGCCGTTGTCGGTTGTAATTGGGTATTCTTTAATCACCCAAGCCCCGGCAACTTGGTAAGCAACTACGAGCTTATCGTCAAAAGCGTTTGTAACTTTTGAGCCAGTGGCAGAGTTGCGGATTCCGATAATATTTAAATTGTATTCGCCGCCCTCAAAGAAAGCATATTTCTTAGCGGCCATCGTGGCCTTCAATGTTTGTATGTTCATAGTATAGCAAAAATAATACTTAGCAATGAAATGCCAAGCGTTAAGCGTTTCCACTTAGTTACCTGTTTATCGGTGGCCTGTATGCGATCTAAAAGTTTAGCCTCAATCTTGCCCTGCTGCGCAATTACTGCGCTATCGACTTTCCGAAACTCCCTGCACAGTGCTAAGTTTTCGCGGGCTTCTGCCCCCTTTATTAGGTACAGATTACTTGCCGCAACTATCGAGCTGTCGGTGCATTGCGATAAGGCGACGCGTGGCGCTGCAAGTAGTATCGCCATTAAGAGTAAGGTAAAGCGTGTCATATTTTTGGGTTATTATGTTCTGCGTATCGTGCAAAGCTAAATACTTTAGCCGAATCTGCCTGAGCGTGTCGTGCATTAGCACTACCTGCTTATCAATCTGAGTGATTTTAACGGGGCTCTGTGGCACTTTGTTGATAGTGTATAGGCAAACTGCTAACACAATTAAACAGACAGCCCAAAAGCCCCCGTTTTTCATTCGTCGTTTTTCTTTCCGCTAAACTTGTCTATAGAGGTAAAGCCAAGCGTCAAAATAGTTACCCATTCAACAGCTGCAACTAACTCTGCACTGGGTGCAATGTCCTGCGGGCTCATTGAATTGTGTGCCATCGTTCCAAACAAAACGAAAGCGCCGATAATTCCGACGAACCGCTTGCTAGATAGTTGGCCGTTGTCTCCTTTGAATATTTCCATTAATTTTTTCATTTGCCTTGTCCTCTGTATTTTTTAGCGGGGCGGTTATTCTTAGAGTGCACGCCCTTATTTTTACGCTTTGGCTTCACTCTAAACGCCGCTGTATTGGATGCTTTAACCTTTGCCATTATTTTATTCCGTTAAGTCTGAGCATATTATTAATACTGATTGTATCCATTTCAGCCATCGCAGTATCGACTCCCAAAAACATCATTGTAACTGCGTATTTCTGAACCTTAGCCTGTGCCTTTAATGTCTGCGCCTCTGCTACTATTATTGCCTCCTTTAATTCTGCTTTCTCTTCAACTTTCTTTTCAATTAGTTCCGCGCTCATTGTTTGCGCCAACTTGGTAGCCTGCCCGGCTGTTTGCAAATGCCCCTCAACCTTCTTAAGCATTGCCTCCACCTCGTCGTAAGGCGGTTGCTCTACTGCCTGAATCGGTGTGCAAATCCAACCTAAGAAAAGCACAGTTAAGAAAATTAAAGCAAAGTTTCTCATAGCTTATTCATTGTGTTCATGATTCGTATTTCAGTAATAGCAGCAGCCAGTGCACTATCAGATTTCTTTAGCGCATAACTCAGGCGATCTATCTTCAAATCAAGAGCATCAATCTTCTGGTTACTCTTTTCAATCTGTTCCTTGTACCCCGTGCGCAGGTCCATATACAAATAGCTAACAGCCAAAAGCATGCAAAAAGCCACGGCAGCAACTGGATTCTTTTTGAATTGCTCAAAGGAAACAGGGATAGGTGAGGGTTTTATTTTTGGGGCGGTCATTATTCAGTAGGGGGAAATGGTGGTGGAATGGGTGGGATGTATTCGGCTTCGGGTAAATCTAAAACCCAAGCGTATTCGGTGGTCGCAACGACTTGTTTGTCCTCATCGCTAAGGAACAAAAACCAAACTCCGTTGATATCTTGAACGCAATTAAAAAATTGATAAGGCGTATAATACTGCCCCTGTACCTGTGTGTACTGATCGTTGGTTAAAATATATCCTATCATTATACTTGGCGTGAAAGTGTTGTTTGAAACGCTTGTACTGCGGTGTAAAAGTCGGATGCTTGGGTGTCGGTTAAGCCGTCACCTATTGAGGCAAAAGCATTTTGACGATTAGACCATTGTTGACCACTACCTTCGTGATTTACTCCAACCCATATAGTTTCTGTTGGCAAGGTACTTGAAACTTGTGTTTTACTAAAAATATTAGTTGCATTATTAAATACCTTATATCCAGCTGATGTAATTCTTGTAGTTATAAATAAACCATTATTATTAGTATATGGAAAATCATTACTTAAATAAGTAACATAATTTTCGCAGTAATATACTGAACCAAATTTCATAATTCTTATTCCATCATTTGGAGCCAGACGATAACAACCTATTAAACAATCGTTTGTATTTGCAGTTGATGAGCGAGAATATGCAGACAAATGTGAAGAAGATGTACTTAAATTTCCATTTGGCGCTAAATTAGTTTCAAAATACGCACTCGTTCCATTAGGCGTTACCCCCGTACTCGCAAATGTCCAACCACTTGAAAAAGTACCCGTGAAACTTGAACTCTTCAAGTTCTGTGCACACGCTGCCGCACTTGCCCCTACCATTGGATAAATGGCTTTCATTGGTGTCCAAAGTGAATTGGCTTTTAAGTCCAAAACTAATGTGTTTACCGCTGCCTTTTCCGTTGCCGACAATGAACCCCCTGCCGTTGTAACACGACCAAAGAACGCAACTGCATCCGCATCAAACGATGCAATTTGCGATGCTATTAATCCGTGACTTGCTAAAATCATTACGCTATATCTCCAAATAAATACCACTCATTCGTATCAATCTTAATCAAAGTTGCACCGCTATATTGAGCGTTCAATTTCAACTTTGCCCCGTTGCTTCGGACGGTTACGCCACTCGTTGCAACGATGGTCGTTTGACCTGCTCCATACTGAGCCAAAAGTATTTGTGTACCTGTGGCAAATGCTACCGAACTATTCAAAGGGATTGTCAAGTTGTTTGCACTTGCATTGTTTATCTCCACCAATTTATCCGCATCACCCAAAACAAGTGTATACGATGCAGTTTGGCGGTTGGTGACAATCAGTTTGTTTGTCTTGGCATCTAAGGCAGTTTGCGTGGCAGTTGAAACGGGTTTGTTTGCATCCGTTGTATTATCAACATTCCCCAAACCAACTGCGGTCTTGTTAAGAGTTGCAAAGGTCTTATCACCACGATAGTAATCTGCTGAAGTTGTGGCGGTAATTGTTGGCTCTACTGCGATATTACCACTACCTAAAACCGATGTGCTGTTAATGGTCTTGATGTTGGTTGCACTTACAAGTGTCGCTTGTTTGCTATCAATCTGCGTTTGAATTGCGGAAGTCACCCCATTCAAATACTCAAATTCGGTATTATCAACAACTCCCGTTGCGATTGCCGTTGCATTGATTGCCGTTGCCGGTGCAACCGATATGTTCCCACTACCAAGAATGGTTGTTGAATTGATGGTCTTGATGGTTGTACCTGATACGAGGGTTGCTTGTTTCGCATCCAATGCAGTTTGTGTGGCACTTGAAACTGGCTTGTTTGCATCACTCGTGTTGTCAACATTATTTAACGCTAGGCTAGTCTTAACCTGTGTTAGCGTTATCTTTTTGGTAGTAGTTGCCGACGTGTCAACGATTGGCAGAACATCCGTCGCGTTGTCAATGGTGGCAATGGCGGTTAATTCGCTTATTTTTTGGTTGGCCATGTCTCAAAAATACAACTACTCCACCCCTTGGATGTTAACAAATTACGGGTGAGCTGCAATTATAAACCACTTGGTGCCGTCGCAAATAATCGTGTGCGAATCGTAATTTGTATTTAAAAGGAAATGGTCATCGCCGTTTATAGATTCCCCTGTATAGGCATTTATCCTAAAGGTATGGGAAGCCCCAGACTTTACAAAGTAATAACGCTTTCCTTTTTGTGTAGCTACAGCAGGAAGGTTTAATATAACAGAACCGCCCGCAGTATTTCCAATGTGCCCCTCAAAATTTGTATCCAGTGAGCTCGTGCCTGTGGTGTAAGTTTTAAAGGTGCCGTGCTCTTGTAGGTGCCACTCCATTTGCTCGTTGGCCAAATCATACTGTACCATTACCTCGTACTGAGTATTTACTGTTGGCACTGCAGTAGGCGCGCCGTCTGCATCATTAACCAAGTGGCTCAAAACTAGGTCGGGCGTTCTTTGTACTTCGTCGTTTAATTTACCTATTTGTATATCTTGATAATTTACGCGATCCTTTAAACCATTGCCCAAGCGCAAGCCCTCGCCTGTGGAAGTTAAGCCGGTGTAAATTGGAACCAATCCCAACCACTCCCCGCTCCATTGCTCAGCCATCGCAGAGTACACCCCGCCGTTAAATATCCATTTATAGCTATCAAAAGAAAGCGACTTAATAGCCGTCAAAGTTCCCGCATCTACCCAAGTGCCCTGTATTACTGGCACAAAATCGCGATACAAACCTGCAACGCCTTGCCCTAGCATTGCCGTAGGTGAGCCGTGGGTTACTGAATCCCAACCACCAAACCAATCATCTGCCACCACGTCGGCCGTGCCATTGTATGCCAAGATATTTCCCGTTCCGTATTTGCTACTTGAATAGTAATACTTTGGATTTAATATAATTGGCGTTGAGTTTAAAGCGCTGTTGGCCGATGGGTTGAATACTTCTGTAATGTTAAAAGTAAAGTCCGGATTATTATACGGCGAAGCATCTGCAAATGCAATTTGTATAGCACCCCAATAATCTTTATCAAAAACGTCTGGTGGATTTTTTGGAATACCAAAAATATTGAACCTATTTTTAAAAGCTTTTACTCCATAAACTAAAACATTTAAAGTGTCATATCCCGCGGGTGCTGTGCTGACTTGTTTATCAAAAACAAAGCTAGTCCATGTGGTGCTTTGATCTGTCTTTATATCCTCGTTAAAAAATGGTATAACTGCACTACTGTACCAAAAATAATTTCGTCGGTCTAATACCATTTTATTACCTGCCGAATCGGTAAGCCAAATTTGTATAGTTACTCTAGTTAAATCTTCTGCGCCTGAAGGTGAGCCGCTAAATATATGACGTTGAAACTTTAATGCAAACCTAATACGCATAGGCGCTTCGTCTGGCGTTGAGCCTGTAGGTATTCCAGTAAACGCTCCGCTTAAGGTCGTTGTTGTTTTATTGTTATAACTTCTATAAACTCCAGTATTTAGAGTTCGCTCGGTATCTATTTGCACATACTTAGCCGCAGGTTGGTAGCTCATTGATGGCTTAGCTTCCCATTGCGGACGTAAAGAAGTTGCGCCCAATGTAACGGCGTGCGTATAGGTGCCCGTTCCAATGTACTGCAGGGTATAACTGTACTGCCTATAACTAACTGTTGAATCTAAATACTCAGCAACTGAAACCAACCAATAAACGCCTAGCTCATGAATAAATTGACACTGCAAAATGTCGCAAATCTGTTTGATTGCTTCTTTGCAGGATATCATATTTTCGCTAGCGTATTGGAAAGCGTTAACATCACTTGCAGTCAAATCCTTAAAGGCGTCGTAATTACTTACAAACGTGTTTAAATCAACCTTAAGCAAATCAATCCCTTTGCGGTTTGCATCGCTAGAGTAGGGGCTAACTGCGTCGCGTAGGTAATCCGTCTGCGTTCCGTTTACAACCCAGTAATCTTTTAGGTTTAATAAATCTAAGCTCCTTCTAAATAGCTGCGATATTTGTAATTTGCCATCTGTGAACCAATCGGCGCTTACCTTAAAGCCATCTAACAACTCAAGGCCATCAACAGCGCCCAAAGAAATAACAGGCTTGGCTTCGATTGCCTCACGTTCAAATGTCATTTGATCAGCAATTACTCTGCCCACATGCTGAAGTACTGAATCTTGGTAAATTAATACTGCCCAATACTGCTCGTTATTTGTAGCAAGGTTTTTAAAGTCCGCTAATACTGTATTGTTCGGGATCACCCAGTGCGAAGTTGAGCGGCTAGAGCGAATAGGATTTTCAAAAAATTTACTGCCCGACCCGTCCCTATTTATTTCGTATCCGTTATTCGCTAGTAATAACTCCGTTCCACCTGCACCCGAACCGCTGGGAGCATCCCAAATTTCGACCTTGTGAAGGGCGCCCGTAATTGAATAAAAACTACCGTAGTATTTGCGTGCCATCTTATCCTCTGCTAGAGTCTCTATTGTATCGTTCCAAAACTATTGCCAAATCCCTGCCCTGTATGGAAGTGCTAGCAATAAATCCGCTGTTGTCGTTTGTCTTTAACATTCCTTTTAATTTATCCAGTGGTGCAATTACTTCAGGGTTAGAACTCGCCCCAGGATATTCACCCATAAGTCCGAGCGTTGGACCGCTAACTATACCACCGTCGGCGAAGGCTGTAACATTAGGCCCCGCTTTTAAAGTGTTTCTTACAACTGCTGCACCTGCCATCAACGCCACACCTGCTGCAATAGCGGCGGCGGGATGGGAAACAATTAATTTTTTAAAGGCATCTGTTGCGATCGCAGTAGCTACAATAGCCTTGCCTAAAGTTTGCATAAACCCAGCGATTGCGCCAAGCATATTCTTTCCAAAGTTTTTGCCCGCGTCTTTGTCTCCTGTTGCAACGTCGGCCAAAAGTTGCGCCATGTTCTCAGCCGTTTGCATTTGCAATTCAGCAAAGGCAGCATTAACAGCATCTAGCGCAGTCTCTGTTTTGGCCGCCCATTCTGCCGTCTTAATATTCGCGGCATTTAAAGCAGAGGCGTGTTGTTGGAAACTTGCACTGTTGCGGTCGGCCATCGTTTTAAACGCGTCGCTTACCTCTACGGTAGTAGCTACAACTGCGGGCCCTTCTTCGATAACATCCGAAAACAATGGCTCAACTTTAGCCCCTTCTAATGCAACCGGGATCTTGTCAAGCTCCGCCAAGACGTCGGCCATTGATTGCTTTACTATTGGATCCACTGGAGCCAACAGACTGCCACCTGTATTCTTTGCGGTGAGCTGCTCAGTCTCTTTAATAACCGCTTTGGTGATTTTTACTTTTTCTTTGGCTACTACTTTAGTCGCTTCAATTTCATCTAAAGCGAGCGAGTGTACTTTATTTTGATATTCCTCGTTTAAGCTTGTACGAATTTGTATGCTTTCCTTTGTATACTTTTCGTAAATATCTTTTTTCTCCGCCTCGTCGTTACCCGCTAAACGCAACTCTTCGGACCGCCTTTGATTTAAAATCAATAAGGCATCCTCGCCCGCCTTTTTGTATAATCCTTTTTGAGTTTCTAGGCTTTTCTTTTTTAACTCTAAAATAAACTTTTCACTTTTGCCCTCTGCTTTTGCTGTTGCAATCGCAATTTCCAAACGGCGCTCTTCAAGTTTTATCTTTTTCTCGCCGTTGGATAACATGGCATTTTGCGCCTCTGTTAATTTCTTAATGTTTTTTTCAACTGCTGCCGCTTCTGCCGCAAGTTTACTTAGCAAATATCCAACCGCTGCAATAGACGCCGTAAGCAATACCCAGGGCCCCGCAGCTAATGCTAAATTTAATGCTCTAGTTGCTACGGTTGCGCCGTTAGTTGCGGCTGTATAAATGCTAGTAGCTGCTGCGCTCAGTCCTTGACGAAATGCGCTTTCGGCCTGCAGGGCATTACCTACTGCAGTCAATCCGTTGACGATTGCCATAGCAGATTGCAGCTTAACCATTGCCTCCTGCAAATCCTTTCCGCCCAAGCCTGCTAATTGCATGGCTCCTTGCATCGCACCGAACGCCCCTGCTACCGCCTGCACTCCACCGAGCACCGCATCTAATCGACGTGTATCGCTCGCAAAATATCCAACTTCCGCACGCGTGTCCGCGATGCTGTCCTTCATGCGGCCTGCCTGTTTAATTATTTCATTAGCAACTTGGGCAAACTCTGGACCTAACGCCCGGGCTTCCATTGCTAATTGGGTTAACTGCCTTACGCTTCCCATTGTTGGGTTGCGCGTAGCAATAGCCGCCAAACGTTCCTCCATCGACTTAGCCGACTTCGCAACCTCGGCGCTCATTTGGTTGCTGCTCTTTTGGACTATCGCAATGGCTTTGTTAAAACCTTCGCGCAGTTTCTCAATGTCGGCACCAATTACAATATTTAAACTTTTAGCCATTAGATTATAATTTTATCACCAGTTTCTAAAAGCACAAAGTCGCCACTTTCCAAAAGGATAAAAGACTCTGCAGCAGGCGCAGGCGAAGTATAAATATAGTTTAGCAAATAGTCCTGAGAAATTTGGTAAAGTCCCGCAAACGCCGCTGTGTCGTCTGCTGTGTGATTCTCGCCGTCATATTCAATTACCTGCACGTAAGAGTCGTTATAAGTATCTGGAGTGCTAGCGTCATCAAACGCAACCCGCACCTGCGCAGAAAGTTCTACAGCATCTGCAAAGCTCGTAGCATAAACATTAACTTGCACCCGTGCAAACTCTGTGCGACTGTGCCCTGAGTTTGTTGGATTCGCTGCAATAGAAACAAGGTTGTAACTGATCGCGGGAAATGCTGACTCTTGCGGGATTCTCACGGGGTTTATCCGCGTGCCTACTAACGAAGTAACCCCCGCCGCATTGCTTAAAATTGAATAGACTATTTTTATAGGTGCGCTCATGCTTTGGCGTCTGGGGTTAACTTATCAAACACATGCGAATATAGTTTTAAAGCGTCGTGAATAGATAGGTAATCGGACTGCTCCCAAGGAAATGTTAACAGACGTTTGGGCTCAATAGGTTTCTTTAAGTGTGGAGCCATGCCCGTAGCAACTGCCCAGCGGGTTAGTTCCCAGTTGTTTCGATACTGCTGCTGCTGAGCTTCGCGCATCCCTTCTAATTTCAAACGCCAAAAGCGAGGCGTTGACTTTAAAAAAGCCTGCTCGCTTAGCATCATTTCGCCATAAGCAATGCGCTCAATCTTGCGCCAAGTTAGCGGGGCGCCGTCGCCCTTGGCAGTTACTCCCCCGTTGACTCTTCAACAGGTGCAAAAAATTCTGTAATTGCTGCGGTGAATCCCTCCAACGCCGGGCTAATTTCTTGAAACTTTTTAATCGCCGCGCCTAACTTTTGCACGGTTGGGTAAGGTGTCTTTTTATCCTGGGCCTCGTAGCCTTCCAAGATCCCGTAAAACGCACAATTTAAAGCAAAATCCATAGACTTAGCTAAGTCCTTTTGCAAATTTAAATCGGCAAAGGTTTCCATCCCGGCAACTTCCATAATGTTGCGCAGGCTATTCATGTTAAATAAAAGGGGGTGACTTGCACCCCCAATTTTTATTGTAGTGCTCATTGCACAAATATAATACTATTAAGCAACAGTGCCAATAGTCAAAGCGCCAGACCCCTGCAAGGTGCCAGTCCAAGTTGCTTTGTCGTTGTTAGGTGCGCTAAGGCTTAATGATGTAAAAAAAGCGGTACCGCTATATTTTTCGTCGCCTGTTACGTTTGAGCTCATTACAATAGTCAACAAAGTACCTGCTAACAAATCGGTAGCCAAATCTTTAAAAGATTGCTGAGACGCTCCAACTGAAGCATCATCTTCAAAGATTGCTTCAACGTTCAAAGTGTAGCCATACTCACCGGCAATAAATTCCTTTGCGCCTGCGCTGTCTTTTGAAGTTACATCGATCATGTCTTTAGAAATGTCGATAGAATTAGAAGTCGCGTTTGCGATTTTTTTAAGTGTGCCGCTCACATCTTTATAGATGCTTATGAGCGTGCCGTTTACTGGTCCAGTAGTTGCCATCTTATTTGTATATTAAGTTATTTTTTTTTGCTAGTTTAGCGAGTATTTTATCTACTCCGTTTATAATTCCATCCGTTACTCTGCCCGCGTTTTGATCTAATGCCGGGCGCATAAAAGGGCGGGGTTCTAATATTCCTGTGTCTCTGCCCGTGGTTGACTGTATACGATTTGTTGGCACACCAAATTCAAACATTGGGCCGAGGTAATTATTATGATATTCTTTGCGCAATCCTATTAATACTTTTGTTTTATTGTCCTTATCCTTTCCAGTAATAAAGCCGATTGATGCCGCCAAGTCTCCGCCTTCCTTTGGCGCTAAGTTCTTTGCACTACTAATTATTGGTAATGCCTGAGCTTTGAGCATGCGCTGAAATTCGGGGTTATCGATTTCGACCCCCATCGCTTTTAAGGCATCTATAACCTCGGCAATATTTTCAACGTTTTTTGTCACTCTGTTAATTCAGTTTGCAACTTCAAATATAAATTACGTGCTAGGTTCGCAATGTTAACAATGTTGTGATTAAGCCCAGCGTCAACAATTCTATGCTTTACGCTCACGGCTGAATTATAGCGGATTGTATAATAAACAATTTGCTTATGCTCTCTGCGGTCCGCGTTCACTTCCTCGCTTCCGCTTTCCTGTTCTACGCGCTGAGCCCAAGCCGTTGCATATTCGGTCCACGTCTGCAATTTTTCACCTGTATTGGTGTCGATAGTTTCCGCATAACTTTGCAGGCTTACCAATACGTCCATAGATCCCGACTGCATTATAGTATAATTTGGATTTTGTAAGGGTCTAAAAGATACTCGAAGCCTAAAGATATTTTGCTTTGGATGGTTCCCACTACAATAGCATTCCTGTTATCGTAATACTGACCGACTAAAAGCAAAGCAGCGTGTTTAATCGCCATTGGAAAAATCGTATCTGGGTCAACGCTAGAGGTACCGACTGGATTAAATCCCTCGCTCACTTCAACAATGTACTTAATAGTATCGTCTGTAATTGAGGCGGGCGCGGTATTGATAAAAATATTTCGTGAGTAGTTACCCATTGGGTCAGGTGCTACTATCCAATCACTGCCAGCAAAAGCCGTTACCGCTTGGCTAGAGTTTACATAACTTACAGAGTTCACAGCCAATACGCGGCTATTTACGCGCAAGTAATTGCCAGAAGGTATATTGAGCCCGTTAACGGGATTGATTAGCGCAGGCGAGCCCGTAAAGCTATCAAAACCATATTTAGCCGTTCCCTTCTTTATAGAGTATCCCAAATAATTACTACAGGCGTCAACGGCCATACTGATAAGACCGCTAATATAACTGTCGTCATCGGAAGCCGTAACGCGCAAATGCTGCTTAGCGTCGGCTAAACTCAAGTAGTCTGTGGCTACATTTGCAAAGGTTGTGTATCTTCTAGATTTAAACATTATTCGGCGTCTAATTCGGTCTCTGGATTCGTCGGTTTCTTTTTAGTCTTTGGCGCAGCTACAATTTCAACAGCGCCAGCCTCAAGTAATAACTCGGCTTGCTTTGTTTCAATGTCTACCACTTCCCCCAAGTTATAACTTAGGTTAAATTGCCCTGTTGGATTGATCAAAAATTTTACTAACATTTGGCCCGTGGGGGGTGCAGTCAAGACCCCCCGCAGCACTCGGACTTTTACGCCCCCGAGCGGGCTAGTGATTAGGCAACGATGTCCTTACAAACCG